GGTCGATGGGTAGTCAGTCATCAGCGTGGCAAACGCAGTCAGAAATAAACTGCCATGCCGCAAACACCTTGAGGCTTGCGCTGATTCGCCGAACGAATGCGGCGTGATGAATTCGTTTCGTGTCTTGTTGATCGCAAAGCACAGGTCCATTACTCAAGCATCTCCTTTGGTAATCCAACGACCGGACCACACACCGACTGCCCCAGTAGCAGCGATGCGGTCAGGTTCACAGGCAGCTTCTTGAGCAGCCCCTCCTCATCACACAGGAACACACGCCCGATCACGAACGGGCTACGCATATCCTTGGGCAGCGGCACCACCTGTATCCAGCCACCTACCGCTGCGTGTAGTTCCTTCGAGGTGTATCTCTCCCCATAATGCGGCGGTGGCAGCATGAGCCACTCGCCGTTGGCCTTGATCACGAAGGCATCATCCCTTTGAAACTTCGTCCACTCAGTCATGTCAGCCATCATGCAAGCCCTCGAACTGACCAACAACGATGAACCAGATCATGTCGTCGATCTCGTCTCGCTTGCCCCACGCCTTGAGCACATCGCACATCAGTGCGTTGAACTCGTTGGCATCAATCTCGGTGCGTGGGTAGTAGCCGTTGACCTTGAGGTCTAGCAAACCGTGCGTGTCGTAGTGTGCATACAGGCGCTTGCCCGCAAGGTCAGAGCAAGGCCAACGCCTTGCCCATCGCTGCGTGTCACGCGCACTGACCCACACGTCGATGCACGAACCGTGTGACTTCACTCTTGGCATCAGTCGTCATCCTCCTCGTCGTCGTCCGACGAATCGCGTATCGCCGAGACTGCATCGGTAAGGTCCGCAAGCACAGCCCAGTAGGCTGCACGTTGCACGATCTCGGACAGCAGCACGCCCTCGGTATCCTCGATGGCTGACCAGTTGTCCGAGTAGTTGAGCACGTTGAGATTCTGTGCTGTGTAGATGACATGCGAGCAGCCATCGGTGTGCTCGTGGATCACGTCGTCGATGTCACGCTTGGACTCACGTGCATCGGCGACGATGTCCTTGGCCATGGCTGCGATGTCGAGGTAGTAATCTTGATAGCTCATATGTTGCACCACCAACGAGGGGCTGGCCTGCCCCAGTTCCACGTAGCAAAGTTCTTTGAATGGTAATACCAGCGGTATGCTTCGACCGTGTCGTCACACTTGAACTGATCCGGCATACACTGCGGCGGATCGGTCCACCCTGCGCTCGGTAGCTGCGGGGTATGGCACAAGACGTGCGCCAACTTGTTGGCTGTCTCGTGGATGCGCTTGCGTCGCCACGCAAACTCGATGCACAGCTCAGTGAACAGTGCATACGTCCACTCGTAGTGGATGTCCGAAGCACGCACCCACACTGCACACGGATGGTTTTGGTGTGTGAGCTTGTAGGTTTGCGCGCTTTGCGGCGAGTCAGTCAGGCGATGCGCCGCGCTTAGCAGCTGCGCAGTCTCGATGACCATCTTGGACAGATGCTTATCGCAGTGCGCTTGCGCTGCTTCGCGCGGGATCTCGTCGAGGTAGAAGATATTCACGGCATGATGATGTCGATCATGGGCTCGTCGTTGGTGACAGCTTCGAGGTCGGTCTGCTCATACACATTGCTGAGCTTGTCCCAACCTTTGTTCTGCACCGCATCGAGCCACTTGTCGATGGCGTCATCAAGGCTGGGTGCATCCACGTGGATCGTGAACTGCTGCACAGCCTTGAACTCAATCTCGTATCGCTTGTTGCCCATGTTGTAGATAACCGGCATGTCAGATGGGAATGAAGGAGTAGTAGTCACACAGTTCGAGTATCCCGTTCTCGGTGTAGTGCAACAGGTAGGTAGCGTCGGGGTCGAGCCGCTGCACGCCATGCGGCAGTGACAACAGCTGCTCACCCTTGCGCTGGAACAACACAGCTGCGAGTCCGAACTTGTCGAACACACCGTTCAGCCGCTCGCGGGTCAGCTTGGTAGGCCAGCCCGACATGCTGAACTGAATGCCCTGCGGCATCACAGCTGCGACACAGCTGCCGTGCACATACATCGCAGTGCCGTCGACGCAGGTATTACTCTGCGCAAACGTCTGTCTGCGGTGCAGCGCATTGGCAGCTTGCTTGGTGATCTGCCTCATGTCAGATGTCTCGTGACCAGAACTGGCTGGCTTGCCAGATGGCCGTGTCACCGTATTCCTTGATCTTGTCGATGTTGATGATGGTGAATGAACGTCCAGGCTGTGGTTGCCCGGGGTATAGATCCCAGCCCAGAGCCCCAGCTAGGAAAGCGCGAACGCTTTCTTCACTCCAGCTGAGGTCGCAGCCGAGATAGTTGATGTGCGCAGGGAAACGCAGCGTCACCCTTGAACTGTCATCGCTAGTGTCGAACGTCTGAGCGATGTCGAGCAAGTTGCAGAAGATGTCGCAGCGAATTTCCCACGCCTTGCAGTAATCGTCGATGTTGATGCAAGCCGTGAGTTTATCGCCAAGACATAACCAGAACTGGTCATCGCAGACGTTCGCGCGCTTTCGCATGGTAATCATGTCGCTTTCTTGATCTGCTCAATCTCGCGCTCGATAGCTGCGCGTTGCCAAGGCATCGCTGTTTCCAGCTCAGCCTGTAGTTTGAACAGGCGCTCGATGGCCCAGCCGGGTAGACCTTCGTCTACTACTGAGCCATCCTTGTTGATGCGCCCGTATGTAGGCTTGCGCCTACGCCTTTTGTTGGGGGCCATCAGCCCCCGTAGCAGAGGCACTCCTTGAGTGCTTCGAGCTTGTCGTCACGGACCAAGCGGAGCACGTCCGGCAGCTGCGTGTAGTTCACGTAGATGCCACGTGAGTAGTAGCTGCGGTTTGCGAACTGCGCCGTGACTTCACGCCACGGGTCTTCGCAATTGTCGCGCTCGAACAGACGGACGTAGACGCTGTATTCATCGCTGTAGCGAAGAGTCATGTCCTGGTTGAACTCATCCTTGAACAAGGCCCGCACGAACTCGCGGTCCTCGTCGGACATGGTGCTCATCTCGCTGCACCTGCGCTGAACCAGCACACCGCGCTTGCCGTAGGTCGCAAAGACCGACTGGCTGAACATGGTGTCGTTGTCTTCGACCGTGAAAAACTGAATGCTGGACATAATCAAGTTGTGCCCAGTGCCCCACGCACTGGGGCTTGGTCATAGAAAACACACGCTGTGCAGAGTTGCACGAACTAGCGCACGTCCTCACATGCGCTTGCTCTTGCACCCTGGTTCGCTGACACCCGGTATTTGAGTGTCACACCACACCAGTAGCGCCGCCCAGAGGACGAGCGCTACCACAACACAGACTGTCACCATGCGCCGTGGTGGGGTTGCGCACGGCGGGGAGCGGGACGCTTGGCGTTGGGGCCAAACACGTCACCACGACTGGCGAACACCTGACGAATCTCGTCTGCATTCTGGACGATGTAGTCCAGCACGTCGGGATCGCGCAGCTTGACGCCCATGCGTCCCGACTTGCCACCCTTGATCGTGACGAAGGCGTAGTAGTAGGAAGCGCCACTTGCGTTGGGCTTCGTCCAGCCTTCATCAATCTCAAGCGTGTAGGCATTGGCGGCCTGCGCCTTTGCCTCAGCAAGCTGGGCCTTGAGGGCTTCAATCTGAGCAGCGAGATCGTCGGCGTTCGCCGACTTGGTAGAGCGGGTCATAGTAAAAACCTTTGTTCTAGCGAATCGGCAAACTGTAGCCACGCGGGCTACCGACAATTGTCCAGCGAGACACGGGCTAGCGCACTCGCACCAGCCCATGTCCCGCCGGAGGCACCTAGGTGCCCCGCGGCGCACCGCACACGCGTCTTGAACGAAGGAACCAACTCCCAACGCGTGCGCGGCGCACCGCGGACACCCCATGTCCCGCCGGAGCGGGATAGGTGCCCCCACGGGCCGCGCTTTCCGCGGTGCGCCCCGCGCGCCCCGTGAGGGGGACGCGTCGCGCCCCGCGGGCCGCGTGACCCGTCGGACACCCCATGTCCCGCGGGGGCCGGATAGGTGCCCCCACGGGCCCGCCTTTTTTTCGGGGGCACCTATCCGCCCCCGGCGGGACGATAGGTGTCCGCACCGCGGCCCCACGGGGGCGCACCGCGGGCCACGCGTCCCCACGGCGCGCGGCCCCCACGTGCCCCACGTGCCCCGCTAAGGGGCGCGGGGCGGGGGCCGCACCGCTACGTATCGGGACCGGTCCGCGGCCCGTGTAGGCGATCCTGCGGCCCGTGGGGGCCGGTGCCCGGGGGCGGGGCGGTGCCCGGTGCCCGGGGGGACGGTCTCGGCCCCAGGGCGGTGCGGACGGACCCCGCCCCCGGGCGCGGTTGCCCCTCCCCGTGGGGCGGTTGCGTTGCCCCCGGTGGGGGCGCGCCCCATGTCCCGCCGGGCCCGGATAGGTGCCCCCGTGCGGGCACGAAAAAGCCCCCGCGCCCCACGTGGGGGCCGGGGGCCGTGGGGGCCGCGGGCCGCGTCACGCGGTGGGCGCGACGTGGGCGAGGACCGCGCGGTTGTCCCGCGTCCGGGGGCGGGAGGGGCGGGACATGAGGTCGTTCGGCACGTCCCGGCGGCCCGCTTCGGAGCCGTCGAGGTAGGCCCGGACCGCGTCCGTTTCGCCCATGTCCGCGAGGATGGCCAGGGCCGCGGCCCGGGCCTTCGCGAGAGTCCGACGGCCCGCACCGGAGGACGGTTGCCCGTTGCGGTGGAACGACTCAAGTGCGGCCCGTAGGTCCGACGGGAGACCATCGAACACACGGCCCGCTACCGTTGCGGTGCGATCGGGGGCCGGTGCGACGACGTCGCCCCCGGCGTCCGTGAACGTGTCGAGGGACGCGGCCCGGACCGATCCGCGCCCGTTGCCGATGGTCCAACGGCGGGACGGTTCCAGGTCCACCTGAAGCGCGACGCGGGCCGCGGTGCCGACGATGCGCGCGCACTCGTCCGACGTGAGGACGGCGGGGGCGGTGCCCCGCGCTTCCGCAACGTGGACGTAGGCCGCGTGCAGCCCCTCCCGGTACGCGTCCCAGTCCCGGAGCGGGAGGACGCGGCCCTTGGCCTCCCGGCGGCCCGCAACCGTGCGGATGCCCGTCCGGTTGAGCGCGGCCCCATGGGCCATGGCCCGCCGGTACAGGGAGTCAAACGACTCGCCCCCGTGCGGGATGTCGAGGGAGGCAAGGAGGGAGGCAAGGGTGGATTCGATGTTGCTCATGGTCTGATCAAGTGTGAGGGGCGTCCGACGTGGACGCCCGATGGATGGAAGGCGTAAAGGTTCCGGTGCGGGAGCGCAAGTAGGTGCCCCGAAAAAGTTCGATGCGGTGCACCGCATGGAACGCCCGTGGATGCGGTCGACCGGATGGACGCCCGAGCCATGCGGAAATCCGTATGAATGCGGTGGGGGTCGGAATCGTCGGGGGGTGGGGCCTTCCCCCGCGCGGGGCTCCCCCCCGCCCATAGCCACCGGCCCTCCAAACCGCGCTAGGCATTTGACTTCAGCGCTTTGGCCGTATAATTACCGGCAACCGCATGTCTCGTGACTACACCGCGGCAGAGATTCGCACTGCCCTCATCAACATCTGGCGGGACCCCCTCGCGTTCGGCGAGGCCCTCGGCTACCGAGGCGAGCCCAACGGTCGCAAGCGGTTCGGCGAGTTTCACCGGCAGATGCTTGCCCACGTCCACTCGCAGCCCAAGACCAGCACGATCGTGCCACGTGGCCACGCCAAGTCCACGGTCATCACGGTCATCGACACCTGCCACCACCTCCTCCGCCACCCCGAGTCCCGCAACCTCATCGCCTGCGCCACCCTCGACCTTGCCCGCAAACTCGTCGGCGAGATCCGCGACCGGCTCAACGGCGACCTGGAGATTCTCCCCGGCCTCTTCATCCCGGTCCGCGAGGCGTTCCCCTGGCTTGCCCTCCAGGGCGACATGCGCAAGTCTGGCCCCTGCGACCAGTTCAACATCAACGGGCGAGCAGGCAAGGGCCGCGAGCCCTCGGTCTTCGCCGCATCGGTCGAGTCCAACCTCGCGGGCAACCACCCCACGCGCGCCGTCATCGACGACCCCGCCAACGAGCAGAACTCCCGCACCTACACCCGACGCCAGAAGGTCATCGACTTCATCGAGGCGCTTGAGCCGCTGATGTATTCGCCCAACTCGCCGATCAACCACATCGGCACCCCATGGGCCTTCCAGGACGTGACCGCCTTCCTTGCCCGCCGCGACGACTGGTCACAGTTTCGCTTCGGCGTATGGGACGGCGAGGGCGACGGCGAGGGACCCGGCCCCAACGGCAAGTGGCCGCTCTGCCCATCCTTCCTGACCGCCGACGAGATCATCGAGAAGCAGACAGCGCTGACCCGGACGTTTTTCTCCGCACAGTATCTATGTGAGCCCGTCCCAGCTGAGGAGGCCATCTTCGAGCCCGAGCTGGTCGCTGCCGCAACCGACTCCGGCCTGAGCCTCGACAACCTGCCCAACGGCCCCGAGATCCTGCTCTACGATCCGGTCGCCCGCATCGACGGCACCGTCGGCGATCTCAACGGCATCGTCATCGTCCGCGTGCTCACCGCCGCTGCGCTCAAGCTCAAAGGCTACGCGCCCGACCGCAACATCTTCGTGCCCGTCCGCGCGCTGGAGATTCCCGGCGGTGCCGACGCTGCCGCCTGCTGGATCGAGGACATCGGCGCTAAGAAGCACCCGCTGCTGAAGAGCATCTGGATCGAGAAGGTTGCATCGCAATCGCTCTTTGCCCCCTGGCTCGAAGAGCGCGGCAAGCTCAAGGGTATCCGCATCCGCGGCCAGAAGATCGGCAACGCGTCGCTCCCGTTCAGGCTGATGAGTTTGCAGACCGCAATGCGGAAGGGCTACCTCATATTGCCTAACGAGTTCCCCGGCAGAGACATCCTCGTGCAGCGCCTCATTGAATACCCGCTGTCCAACTCGGATGACCTGCTCTCAGCGCTTGCACTTCTTGCTACTATGGTCGAGCGGCGCGGCCCGTTGCCCGGCTTCGAGGAAGCGCCCAACCCCAACCGAGATTCAATGAAGGTTTGGACCACGAATGATCGAGTCTCTTGGCCTAATTGGTAAGCCCTACAAGCTGGACGACGACATGGCCAAGGCGCTGCACGCGCTGCTGCAAAGCGCGGCAGACTCGCTGCGCGAGCCACTGTCTGGCAACGAGAGGCTGATCGCCGACATCTACACTGGCCGCGACCCGCTCGGCGGCGTCGGCCAGCTCGTCATCGGTGAGCAGGGCATCCCGGCCCGCTTCATCCCCGAGGCTCTGTCCGTCGGCTCCTGGCGTCCACCCGAGACCACGGCCAACCTGTTCCTCTCGCGCATCCGGCAGATCGTCAGCAACCTGACGCCGGGCGTCCCGTCGTTCCGCGCAAAGGCGCGAGTGTCCGGCGCGGCCCACTTGGCCGACAAGCAGAACCAGATCACGCGGATCATGACCGACCACGGCGACCTGCGCGCTGCAATGCGCAAGGCTGCCTTCCTCGGTCTGGTCTCGCCCTACTTTGCGGTCAAGGTTTGCTACGACCCGAGCGAGAAGGTCGCATACAACCGAGTCAAGTATCACGCGATCGAGCCACGCGACTGCGGCTACGAGCCGTTCCACCGCCGGTTCACGTGGCACAGCTACGACATGCAGTGGGCCGACCTCCCCGAAGCGTGGGAACCCCCCTACGACGAGACTGACGAGCCCAAGGACTGGGAGGTCGTCCGCGTCACCGAGGTCTACCACGAGAACTTCGGCGAGAAGCGCGGCAAGGGTTGCCCGATGTCCATCTTCGTCGAGCGCAACCGCAAGAGCCGCCCCGACGAGATGCGTCTCGGCAGCTACCGCGAAGAGGAAGTCCCGTTCGGCGAATACGTCACCACCGAGACAATCCCCGCTTGCCCTCTGATCATCGGCAACTTCCTCGACCCAGCGCCGGGCGAGGACATCCCTGCCGCCGAGGTGCTCTCGTGGATTCCGCTCATGCGCATGATCGTGCAGACGCTGGTGCAGATCGACCGCGAGGTGCGCACCAGCAACAACACGATCCTCTACGACAAGAACGCGATCAGCGACGAAGCCATCCAAGCGGTGCGCAACGTCGTCCCCGGCGGCACTGTGTTCTTGGGCGTCGACGCGGACGACAACACGCGCGGCGTCAACGCCACGATGCGCCCGGTCGAGCAGAGCAGCGTCCTCAACGAATACCTGGGCGCGCTGCAAACCTACATGCGCCTGTTCGACGACGTGACCGGCGTGTCGCCCAGCGACCGCGGCATGGCGACCAACCCGCGCAAGTCGGCCACCGAAGCTGCCGCCATCACCGACGCAGCCAGCAAGCGCAACCAGGACCGCCTCGAAGTCATGGCGGCCATGTGGACCAAGATTGCGCAGATCGGCTTCAAGTATCAGCGCAAGATCTTTGGCGATCGCATCGAGATCCCGCTGGCAAACGGCGTCGTCCGCACTGTCTCTGTGCCAGACCCGATGGTGGCCTGCTTCTCGTTCGACGTGGACCCCGTCGAGCTTGGCCACCTCTCCAACGCGGGCGACATCCAGGCACTGATGCAGTGGCTCACGGTCACCACCAACGCGCAGCAGGCATTCCAGGGCGGCATCCCGCGCATGACGCGCGAGGCGCTGCGTCGCCTGGGCAACGCGATGGGCATCGAGGACGCCGACATCTTCCTCGACGCGCCGACGATCGAGCTTGGCCCCGAGGAGCGCTACATCCGCTTCCTGCAAACGCAGCAGCCGATCCCGGTGTTCGAGGACGACCAGCACGACATGTATCTGGGCTACTACAACAAGATGCTCCAGTTGACGGTCGAGCGCGGCATGGACGAGTATCAGGTCCTCGGCCTGCGCCAAGCGATGGACATGCACTCGCTGTTCGCCGCGCGTCGGCAGGAGGTCATCCAGGCCCAGAACGCGGCGCAGGTCATCCCGGGCATCGGCGCAGGACCTGGAGAGGTAGACAACAACATGCAGGCCGCACTCGCCGTCAACGGCGTCCCGCAGGCGATGCCGCAGGGCGGCATGGGAGCACCCGGTTACTGATGAACTACCCCTACACCTGCCCCGACTGCGGGCCGTTTGACGTTGAGAAGCCGATGAGCGCAGCCCAGGAGCCGGGCATTTGTCCCGACTGCGGGGCCGCGATCACGGAACAGGACTTTGGCTGCAAGGGAGTTGGCGGTTACGTATCTACGGAAGCCAACTGGTCTGGCGGCAAGATCATCCCCCAGCTCGGAGCTGGGCATCCCGACCGCTACGTGACCTCCGAGCGCCAGATGGCGCGGGTCTACCGTAAGCACGGGATCAACATGGATACGGGGAACTTTGTATCTGCGGAGGCCCAGATCAAGGCCACCGTGCCCCGAAAGCGCCGCACTGGGCAAACGCCGGGTGTGGTAACCAATGTGGACGTTGACTAGTCCGCATAAACTGTGCTACCGTATTAGTGGGTAGCCGGACAATCTGAACGAGCCGAGAGGTAAGCGTGACTGAGCAATCCGATTCCCAAGCAACTCCAGAGGAACAGCCGACTGTAGGTCACAGCAAGGAGCCGACGGTAAACCTTGCTGATGAAGCAGCGCGAGCGGCGTCTAACCACGCGCCACCAAAGGAGAAGATCCGTTCTTTGGACGACCTCGATGTGGACGGAGAAATCCGGTCGCAGATCGAATCCTACGTGAGCAAGGCGATCAACGAGGCAGTATCGAGGCACGACGAGCGCCAGCAGAAGAAGCTGTCTGACGACGGTTACATGAACCGCAGCCAGATCGAGCAGCTGCTGGCCGAGAAAGACGCCACATATCGGCGCAGCGAGGAGGCCAAGGAGCGCTTCCTCAGTGTGTTGGGGTCAGAGGGGCTTCATCCCGGTTCTGAGGGCTACAAGAAGGTGCAGGACACCTACTTCAACCACGTCAGAGACGGCAAGATCACTC